CTTGTGCCGCCGCTGTCGGGCGCCTCCACCTTCATGTCCCTCCCAACCCTTTAATTGCCCCCCCTCCCGATCCGCCCCCTGTTTTGGAACCACCGGCAGTACCCAAACCGTTGTTTGGTGGGTACACATTCCAGCACGAATCAAAACCTGTTTTGAAGGCTAGACTCGTGTGGGCCTTGTTCCTTTGGAAAACCTTTCTACCGCTTCTGTTAGTGGTGTTTGTGTTTGACATTTTAGTCTTCCCGCCCCTTATGGTGTATGTGGGCTGGGTTCTATCCAACATGCTTAGCTTCATCCTCCAACCGCTAGGCCCACTTTTTGTTGGGTTTGTTTGGTGGTTGGAAAATTTGATGGTCTGGCCGTTGATTGTGTTCTTCTATTCCCTCCAAGCTTGTTTTTTGACAAGTCTAAAATCTAGGGATGAAGTATCGATCATCCCGGACATTGATCAAGAGGAGCGAGCAGAAATTCCCGAGTTCAATGAGGATAGGCGCCCATTCACCATGTCATATGCCAAGAGGGAACACAAGGAATATTATGCCAGGGTCGAGATATGGCAACATTATTTGGCGAGAATGCCAATTTTGGACACAGAGATGCCAGTCGGAAAAATAAAGACGGATATGGGATATAAAATCAGCATCCCGATGTTCAACCTGGTTGCTGCCAGTATGACCAGTAGGGGCGATGTGAAGACGTTCGAGGAAGAGGTGCGCAGGACTGTCTCTAAAACATGTAAGGTTGATGTCAATTCTGATTACCCTACCGTTGTGGAAGACACTTGTGCCATCTTAGTTCGCTTCAAGCGCCACCTCTTGGGCAGGCATGTTTATCAGGATAGTCCTCTTGATATGCTAACCCCGGATCTGAGCACCGACATGAGTAGTCTGAGACCATATTGGGTGGGGTTAAACAGGATGGGGCTCATCATGGCTTGTGCCGTGTTGTTTGCCCTGTATGTGCTTATTGGATATGTCACCCTATTGTGGTTTGTGCCAGAAGGCATAATGTTGGCATTTAGATATGCTCAGAATATCACGCAATTTGGGTCCACTTGGGTCCATGTCAATCATGGTGGAGGCAATGGTTTCAGTTTTTGGGCTGAAGCATCCGAGTTGCCACCCTTAGATCTTGGTGCCCTTGGCTTTGCCACCGCAGACATTATCGACACTTATGGCGATCAACCATGGTTGGCCGAAAAAGAAATTAGCCAGTATAAGAACTTCCACATTAAACCCACCGAAATCCCATACGACCAGGGACCTAGGAGACTGCAGACCGCGTTTCACCCGTTCACAGCTTATGGGGCTTGTCCCATATACTTGGATCGGAAAAACAGGCTGAACAGTCTCACCTCGGTCACGCACCGCGCGGCTGCACAAACTCCGATTCCTAATAAGGAATTTCTAGCGAAGAAGATGCAACTGACGCGTGAGTTCGTTGACCATTGGTTTACCCCACTTACGGATGGGGAATGTTTGGATTTTGAGTCGGCACTTGCGAAAACAACTTATACTGTTAATCAGAAGGAAGTGCTGCGTGATGCACACAATAAAAGTGAGCCGTTTGAGAAGTGCAAGAAGACTACAGATATCTTTGGCAAGGAAGAAGGATATCTAAGCCTTAATAAGGCTATGCGCAGCATCTTCTCAATGGGCAAACATTTGAAAGAAAACGATGTGTTCGGTAACGCAGCCCCGTTTATCCGTGATTTGCAGGCACAATTGGAATGTGCCCCTGCTAACATCAAAGGCCTAACTCCGGAAGAAGTGAAAACTAAGATCATGGAGCTGGGTGGAGGG